TGAAGTTTATTTTGTTTTTCTGGAAGGTTGATCGTACTTATTCTTATTTTCTTTAGCAATCTGAAGTTGCTTATTAGCTATATCACGTTGTGTTTGAAGTTTTTCACGCTCTACTTCGATCTTAGCATCTCCTTGTTGTCTGCTTACAAGGGCAGTTTCACGCTTTAAGTTCATTTCATCTTGGTAGCGTTCTTCTTTTTTAATCCCTTCTAAAGCATCTAAATAGTCAGACTGAGCATTTTTGTTTAGATCCACCATCGCTCCCATGCCGGCAGCTCTGATCTCAGCCACAGTAAGATCTTTTTGACGATTCTTCTCAGCTTCATCTGCTCTAAACTGTATATCCATTTGCTTTTGACGTTCTTGAGACTGTAGCATTTCTTGCTGCATTTGCTGTTGTTGCTGCATCTCAGCTTGTTTTTGAGAAGTAACTTTATCTTCAGCTTCTTTTAAAACACTTGTAAGCTCAGCAATAGACTCACTCTTAATGACATTACCTAAGTCATAAATAGAAGCACCCATCGTATTATTGGTTATGGCCAGCTGTTTAAGCTGTTCCATCACAGCACGAGAGTTGGTCTTGGTAGTACAGAAAATATTTAGATCTCTCATTAAAAGATCTGTACCATTTATTTCAAAGTTCATCTTCTCATCTTTGGTAGTCATATATTGAAGACGAACACTTGGTTTCTTGGAATGATAATACTGAGCTAGATCAGTTCTCATCTGATGCACACGTGGCATCAAGTTATCAGAATGCTGTATAAAATATTGCTCTGTTTGAGCATAAGAAGCATTCATAGCTTGCTCTATGCCAGTAGCAGTTTCTTGAGCAATGCTTTGACCCATACGTTGTGGGTTAAGACCTATTGTCTCAAATGCCTGATTCTTAAAATAAGTAGCTAAGTTAATACGAGATAGTAAACGATTGGTCTGCTCTAAGTTTAATACTTGGTAGTGTTGAAAGTTAAGAGCATTCTCAGTATTAGTAATGGTTGTATCCAGTGGTAACATCTGGAAGTTCTTCATAGCCACATAGGCTTTAGACAGATTATTTTTACCCCAGTCTTCTCCCAATGAGTGACGTGGCAAAGCATTCTGGTCTAACATAATAACCGTACCTAGCTCATCAACCAAGATGTCAGCTATCTGGTTATTTACAATATTGTAGCCTATCTGGTATGGTTTCATTAAATCTACTAGTGAAATACTTCTGGTGTTTCTATCACCAAACACCGCACCTTCTACTGGTAGTTTACAACCATATAATGAATTATCTCCTTTAAACTGAAATGGAATACGACCTGGCTTCCCACCTTGTAAACCAAGATACATAGGATTAATGCCTCCTGGGTTATTCATTCCCCAAAAGCTTGGTCTATTAGGCCCAATCTTAATACCTCCCCAAGTCTCATTGATCCATATCCAATCTAAGTGCTCACCAAAAATCAAGTTATCTTTTGACTTTTCTTTATAGATAGCTGTATTATACAAAGGCTTATCTGTTACTTTGAATCTTTCATCAACAATCTCTTGGATGATCTCACCCTCTTCTGTAATCTTAGTTAAGTGGCCCACTTTACGTTGAGACTTCCAATATACCGTTGTCACACGTAACATATGGGCTTTACCAAAATCTTGGGTATCTTCTGAATCTGATAATATCCACTGTACAATATCTCCATATTGATTACCAGCATCATAGACACTAGTAAACTGTCTATAACCAAGAGATGGCATCTGTGTATTCCACTCATGAGAACGAGTAGGATCATAATAAGTACCATCATTTTGGTATCCTTGTACAGCATAGCCTGCAGATCTTACTGGATAAATCGTTTCTAAAGCTTCTAATTGCTCTAATGTCATCATCCAACCATACTTATCAATTACATCTGATACCGTCATCATATCCATCTTACCGGCCCACATACCACTAGATATATAGCGGTTATCTGGAGACTTATGATAAAAAGTAAGTAATGGGTTCCATAGCTCTAGTTCATAATCATCTTCGTTCATCTTAAAATGCCAAAACTCTCTATCTGTTATAAGCATGTCTCTAAAGGCACGCTCTTCTAGTTCTTGCATTTTAAATCTTTCTTCATCAACAGACATCTGGTGTGTTGCCCATTGTTCAATCATTGAACGGTAATCCTTTCTGAAAAACTGTTCAATCTCTGGAAGCTTCTTTAGATTATCTTCAGAAGTAGCTTTCTGCATTTCTTCAGAGTCAAGCTGTATGCCCATACTTAACATCTCCATCATCACCCTTCTCTCAGCATCTTGTAATAGCACTTCTTCTATCATCTTGCGTTTTTCTTCCATCATCTCATTATAAGAGATGTCATCAACCGCCTTAAACATGATACGAGAGCTTCTTTTAGAAAACTCATTACATAGTACATTAATAACGTTAGGTATGATTGGATAAAACTTTAACTCTAAAGCAGATTCATCTTGCTTGGTTAAAGTATCTATCAAATCAGCCATCTCATTATCTTCTTCTATGATATAGTCAGTCTTGTCTATAATACCTTTTGCCAGCTTGTAGTTCTTCATCAGTCTACGAGCATTGCGTCTGAGCATCTTCATGCCTTGCCACTCTAACCAGTCAAGGTTCCAAGCACGCCACTCATCGTCCTTTTCTTTTTCAGATAAGAATTGAATAGGTTGGGTAAGGGTACCCATCTTGTTATTTTGGACCTTAGCACCGTTTTTGAGATCTAAAGCACTGTATATCTGCATGATTCTTAATTATTTAGCACGGATGTACTAGTAGTACCGTTTATAGAAAAAGTTGAGTCTGAGCTGGCAGTTGTTACTATAGGCATATTACCTGTATGAGGTATGGTAATAGTTCCATAGCTAGGAGTTGTAGTACCACCCCACCAAGGATTAATACCAATGGTTCCTGGGCTAGTCTGAGGTGAAGTTGTAATAAAGGAAGCTTCTGGTTCTTCTTCTTTTAAAAGCAGCAAAGCTTCCTCTAGTGTAAGAGAGCTTTCTTTGATTAATCTACTTAAGATTTCTACTTTTTGCGTATAAAGAGCTTTTTCTTCTTCCATTACTTGATATTTTTAAAAGGATTACGGGGTGGTCTCATACTAGAAGACGCCCCACCTGAAGAACCAATATGTCTAAATGGTCCCCAATTTAATTTACTAAATTTCCGGGAGTTATCCAAGTTTTCTTTGGTAACCTCTACACGTTTAGCGTAACCTCTGTTAGCCTGCTGTACCTTAGCAAATGCTACCAAAGCACAAAAAGCCACCAGTCTATCCACGTTAACACCATCTTGGTAAGCCTGCATCTCTTTTAAAAGCATAGGATCAGGTATCCGCTCCACGCCATAAATGGTTTTTGTGATGGTTCCATCTTCTGTTGTCTCATTATCTAACTCTTCTTTTAAAAACTCTATACCATAGGATAAGATGTTTCCTTTGAAGAGTGTACCAATGTTTTTCCAGCCATATTCTTGGAATACATTTCTGTTTGCTCCAATATCTTTTAAAAATAGTATCATATCCTTAGGAACAAGGTATCTCTGTCTTTTACGGCTAATCATGTATTGTATGAATAGGGCTACGTTATTCTCCACAATCGTCCAGGCATTATACCACTCTATGAGTAGTTCTAGTCTTTCATGGGTTTTATTTAAGTCATCAAATCTTCCACACCAAGAAGCTACGATCTTATCTCTTTCTATCGTATTACTCACTTGTCCATTACCGGCATCTTTAATAATCTCAATAGGATTCTTGTATACATATATGGCACATAAAGATTCTGAAGTAGTCGTCTTACCTTCTCCTACAGGATCTACAGAAGCATAGTACATCCCAAAACCAGGATCTTTTACCGGACGTTCATACACACAAATAACACCCTCTTTATCCTCTGTCTTTTTAGAGATAGGAAATTCCATGATGGGTATCTTTCTACTAGGCTTGTCTTTTATTTTTCCATCTGCATCTCGGTATAACTCCAAGTACTCAGTTGAATATTCTTTATCCTGAATTCTTTGTAACTGTTTAGATACTAGATGTGGTGGAAACTTAGACTCTTTTCTGGTGGCAAAAGCTTCTTCTATATTGGTTGGCTTTTGAGAAATACGTAACTGATACTGCTCAGGTGTAAGATCTCTCTTCCAACGGATTCTTTCTTCTGTAATAGCTGCCAGGGCTTCTTCTACTTTAGAGTTACCCCACTCATCTATAAAAGGAGGCATAGACCACTGCTCTGGAATAAATAATCCAGTAGTACCAATAGTACCTTCTTTGTCTATCAGATTAGAAGGAACTGCATAGATATCATTAGCCTCAGGCTGAAGGATCATTAGCTTTAATGGATCACATGCATCTAAGTCTCCCACTGAGCCGGCAGCAATAAACATCCCTGTGGTGATCATACCAGACTGCATGGCTGGTCTCATGTACTCATAGGTCATGTCCATCTTTGGAGCAATGCCTGCCTCTTCATGAAAGAAGTAAGTACAGGGACCACCGACACCATTGGTTGGATCTTTTTCAAAAGAAGTGCCGGTTATAATACTTTTATTACCCTTATAGGTATCTCTGTTTGCTATACGTACTTTAATACGCTGCTGCCAGGAAAAAACTTTATCTGGATCTGAAGGACGATACCAAGCAGTATGTTCATTTAAAAATGTTCTATACTCTGATAACATACGCCAAGTACCTTTCTCTGAGATATAGTCTTTTAAACTAGCTCCCATTTTAAGTACAGCTCCTTCCTCAAACCAAAACATGTTAATCAACTTGGCTGCATGGAAATAAGAAGAGGCAATCTGACGTTTCTTTAAAATAGCTGCATGCTTATACTGCAGTTCAGATAGCTGCTCATAGAGTGCCATGTGATATTGAGCATCTCTTACCTTAGCAAAATCAAACCGTTTTTCTTCCTTATCATAGATGGGTAAAAAGTTTAGCCACATATAATAATCTCTAGAGATATACCAACTCTGACCATTGTTCTTTATGATAATACCTTGTCTACATTTATGCTTCTGGTCGTTCCAGTAGTTTATAAAATCTTTTGTCTTTACAGGTGCAGCACAATAGTATCCATCTTTTTGAAACTTTCTACCTTCGTGATTAAAAACTTGTGAGCTCTCATCAAACTCATATTGTCCTGGTTCTTTAAACAAAGACAACATAAAGTCTTTAAACTCTTCTCTTGTATAAAAGGTAGTTACAGTCCATACGCCATTTTCATATGTTGGTACTTCTTTAAAAATCATTATGGCTTATTCACTTTTTCAAGTAGGGTAAATATATCTTTACTCTTAATGATACTAGGATGATCATGTCTACTCCAATATTCATTATACACCTCTCTTGGAATAGCATTCCAATATTCTGTATAAGGATTATAATGAAACACATAATCATTTAGATAATGATGCTCAGGAGCTAAGTTTTCTTCTATCATAGGTAAAGATTTTATTCTTGTGTTTCAGCCATGATTTCTTCTATAGGACCAATTTTCCAAAAGATCTTATTCATGGTATGAACAGTAGACTTAAATAAAAAGTCTTTTACTTGTTGTTCTTTTGGTAACTGATCAAACGCAACCATACACGGATGTGTCTTAGCTTCTGGATCTTTTACTGTTCCATATACCCAACCGGTTTCAACTTTTTCTTTTAACCAGTTGTCATGACTAGCAGAGGCTGGAGCTGTAGGATTTTCTAAATGAAAAATTACCCCATTTAGAGCTGATTCTTTTTGCCAATCAGGAGCTTCTTCCCAGCTTAGTTGACTCATGTCACCCATAGATTCACAATAAGCTTTGTTTACTTCATAACATACTTCAGCAATCGTTTCAAAATGTAACATTCTATATTTGTTTTTAATGAGTGCCCTATGAGGGATTTGAACCCCCACACCTTACGGCTCTAGATCCTAAGTCTAGCGTGTCTGCCAATTTCACCAATAGGGCTTTAGCTGTAGGAGAAGGATTTGAACCTTCACGTTAGCTAGCGGTCATGAAGCCGATGTTAACGCTAACACTACCGGGACAAGGCAGCGTGTCTTCCAATTTCACCATCCTACATTTTAGTTTTTATAATCTTTCTGATACATACTGCAGCTACTATAAAACATAGTACAGCATATACTTCATTATTGGTCATATGCCAAGTTCTGTCCTCCTCTTACAGATGATTGTTGTTCTTCTTCTAAA